AAGATGGTGAAGAAGTCGCCGCTGTTGGCCAAGCGGATCGAGTTCGCCGGCGGTGAGGGACGAGAGTTCAGCATGGCCCACCACGCCAGCGCGAGCTTCTTCCGGCCGGTTTCGCGCGATACGGGACGCACCGGTTCCGGTCCTCGACCGTTCTTCGTGCTGGTCGATGAGGTGCACGAGCTTCCCGACCGCCGAATCATCGAAATGCTGGAGCGCGGCTTCAAGTTCCGCCGCGAGCCGCTGCTCTTCATGATCACCAACTCCGGTAGCGACCGGACCTCGGTGTGTTGGGAGGAGCACGAGCATGCCGTCAAGGTCGCAGCCGGTCATACCGAGGCGGTGAACGATCCGACCTTCGTCGGCGACGTGATCGATGACCGCACCTTCAGCTACGTGTGCAGCTTGGACGACGGGGACGATCCGCTCGAGGATCCCAGCTGCTGGGCGAAGGCCAATCCCCTGTTGGGGGTAACTATCACCGAGCAGTACCTGGCGGACGTGGTGGCGCAAGCCAAGGCCATCCCCGGGTCACTGAACGGCATTCTTCGTCTGCACTTCTGTGTGTGGACCGATGCGGAGACCGCCTGGATGACGCGCCCAACGCTGGAACCGGCGCTGGCCGACTTCGACCCGCGCATGCATGAGGGCCGCAAGGTCTACCTCGGCCTCGACCTGTCGCAAGTTCGCGATATCACCGCGATGGCTGCGGTAGTGGAGACCGGCACGGTGCCGGTGGAGGTTGAAGTCGAGGGCGAGACGCTCGTCATCGAGAAGCCGACATTCGACGCATGGGTTGAAGCTTGGACGCCCGGCGACACGCTGGACGCTCGGCAGCTGCAGGACAAGCTGCCCTATCGCACGTGGGTCAACGGTGGATACCTGCATGCTCCTCAAGGGCAGGCCATCAACTTCCGGCATGTGGCCCAGGTCATGGCCGAGTACGACAACCGGTATGACGTGCAGCTGGTCGCGTACGACCGCTACGCGTTCCGCAGGTTCGAGGAAGAGGTCAACGACATTGGCTTATCGGTGACCTTCGCAGAGCACCCGCAGGGCGGCTGCAAGAAGGGCAAGCCTCTGGAGGCCGCGGTCGAGGCCGCAGAACAGTCGGGACAGCCGGCGCCCGAAGGCATGTGGATGCCCGGATCGCTACGACTGCTGGAGGAGGCGCTGCTGGAAGGCCGCCTGCGCCTGCGCCGGAACCCCGTTCTGGTGTCCGCAATCATGTCCGCCGTCATCGAATCGGACCGCTGGGGCAACAGCTGGCTGTCGAAGGCCAGGTCGGCAAACAAGATCGACGCCGCCGTGGCCCTTTGCATGGCCATCGGCGCGGCACATGCCATGCCGCCGGACGCCGGCGGCATCGACGACTACCTGGAAAACGGGTTCTTTGGATTGATCGGATGACAACCTTTCGCTGGTACAACCCGCTTAGCTGGCGGTTCTTTGGGTACGACGATCCGGCAACCGGCAACTACGTCGAAGTCGACCTATCCACCGGTGGCCGCTGCACGAAGGCGGGTGTCCGGGTGGCGCCCAAGAAGGCGTTGACGGTCAGCATCGTGTGGTCCTGCATCAAAGTCCTGTCCGAGTCGGCCGCGGGGCTTCCCTGGAAGCTCTACGAGGACAAGAACGGCCTGAGAGCGCTGGTCAAGGGAAGCAGCCCGCAGCGCCGACGGCTCTTGCGTCTGCTGAGCAAGCCCAACCCCTTCATCAAGTGGCTGGACCTGATCAAAGCGGTTGTGGTGAACATGGCGCTGCGCGGCAATGCCTTCGCCATCATCCAACGCGACGACGAAGGAGACTGGATCGGGCTTATTCCGCTGCCGGTGGACAGCGTCCGCATCGACACCGACGACGGACTGATCTACTGGGCAACGATCAACGGCAGCGAGACTCCGGTATCGCCGCAGAACATGCTGCATTTCAAGCTGTTCAGTCCGGACGGAATCGTTGGCTTGTCGCCGGTGGAGTACCAGGCTGAAACCATCGGCCTGGCGCGCGCTGCCCAAGATTGGTCAGCTCGGTTCATGCGAAAGGGTGGCTTCACCGGTGGATACATCATCTATCCGGGCTTCCTGACCAAGGAGCAGCAGGCGCAAATCAAGGCGAAGCTGCCGGATATCCGTCAGGGCGACGTGGACGACCTCGGAAAGATGGCAATCCTGCAGGGGGGGCCGACGATCACGCCGGCCGGCCTGACCCAGAAAGACAGCCAGTTCATCGAATCGCAGCAGTTCCAGGAGGAGGCGCTTGCCGGCATCTGGGGTGTTCCGCTGTACCTGACCAACCGCGCACGCTCCACTTCGGTGCTGGGCTCAAATCTGGAGCAGCAAACCAGCGGCTTCGTCACCTTCGGCCTCAAGCCATACCTCGACGCGATCGAGAGCGAGATCAACGACAAGCTGTTCGCCGATGGCGACATGTTCGTGGAGGCCGTCGTAGAAGGCCTATTGCGCGCAGACAGTGGTGCCCGATCGACCTACTACAAGACCGCCCTGGGCGGCTCTGGCGGCTCGGGCTGGATGACGATCAACGAGGTTCGGGTGAAAGAGAACCTGCCTGTGCTCGATGGCGAGCAATACAACCAGGTCACCCGGTGGACCGGTAACAAGCCCGATTCCGGCAACGACGACCCAACGGGAGATCCCGCCAATGCTTAGCAAGTACTCCTGCCCGTTCGAGGTCAAGGCGGCAGACGATTCCGGCAACTTCGAAGGCTATGCCTCGGTATTTAACAACGTGGATCTCGGCGAGGACCTGATCCTTCCCGGCGCCTTCGTCAAGGTGAAGACGACCCGCACTGGCCGACTGCGCCTGGCGCTGTACCACAACCTGACGCGGTTGATCGGCGATGCCGAGTTCAAGCAGGACGAAAACGGCCTGCACCTGAAGGGGAAGGTCAACCTCAACGTCAGCTACGCCAATGACGCCTACGAGCTGATGAAGGCCGGCACCTTGGACGAAATGTCAGTCGGCTTCAACACGTTGGAGGACGCGATTGAAACCCGCGAGGGACGGCGGGTGCGCGTCATCAAGAAGGCTGAACTGTGGGAGGCCTCGGTCGTCCCCTTCGGCATGAACCCGGAAGCACAGGTGATGAGCGTCAAGTCCGACGTCCGCGCCTTCGAATCAGCCCTGCGCGAACGCATGGGGCTGTCCCAGAAAGAGGCGGCGGCCGTCGCCTCGCTCGGCTTTCCCGCGATCCACCGTGACGGTGGCATCGGGGACACGGAGACCGTGCAGCAGCTGAAGCAACTCGGCACATCCATCGAATCCATTTTCAAAGGTATGAACCCATGAGCGAGACCATCACCGATATCCGCGACGGCCTGGAAAAGCAGCTGAAGGACGGCTTCGCTGGCCTGCAGAAGAAGTACGACAGTGCTTCGGCTGAGATCGAAAAAGGCAACCAGGTCACCACCGACCTGAAGAAGCAGATCCAGACCGCCACCGACGAAATCCAGAAGGTGGTGGACAAGGTCCTGAAGCTGGAAGAGAAGGGCATCGGCCTGGGCAACCAGCCCGGCACGAAGAAGGGCTTCATCGACTTCATCAAGGGCAACGACGAGTACAAGGCGCTGCAGGGCCGTGAGAAGTCGGCGGCCGAGATCGAGATCAAGAAGGACGAACTGGCGTCCATGCAGGAAACCAAGGCGGTCACCAGCGCCGGCATCGTCGTGCCGAACTACGACCCGACCATCCAGCCGGGTATCCGCCAGGAATTGCGCATCCGCGACCTGATCCCGTCGATCTCCGTCACCGGCCAGAGCTACACCTACTTCCGTGAGAAGCTGCACACCCGCGGCGCTGGCCCGGTCGGCGAAGGCGGGACCAAGCCGCAGAGCAACGTCACCTTCGAGCAGAAGACCGACCTGGTGAAGAAGCTGGCGGTCTGGATCCCGGTCACCGACGAAGCCCTGGACGACGTGCCGCAGATGTACGGCTACTTGCAGCAACTGCTGCGCTACGACCTGAAGCTGGAGGAGGAGGTCCAGATCCTGAAGGGCGACGGCACCGGTAACAACCTGCCCGGCCTGATGACCGACGCCACGGTGTTCGATGCCGACCTGTCCAAGGCCAGCGACACCTCGATCGACACGGTCCGCCGCGCGATCTACCAGGTGCGCAAGCAGTCGAAGCTGTCGGCCGACGCCACGGTGATGACCGAGCTGGACTGGATGAACATCGAGCTGGAGAAGGACAGCCAGAATCGTTACCTGTTCGCCAACCTGCAGGGCTTCGTGACCCCGATCCTGTGGGGCCGCCCGGTGGTTGCCTCGGACAGCATGGACGAAGGCGACGGCACCACCACCGGTGGCGAGTTCCTGGTGGCCAACTTCCAGCGCGGTGCCACGATCTACGACCGCATGAGCTTCCTGTTCAAGGTCGGCATGATCAACGACGACTTCGTCAAGAACCAGCGCGTGCTGCTGGTGGAAGAGCGCCTGGGCTTGGCCAAGCGCCGCGTCGAGGCATTCGTGAAGGGCCGCTTCAAGCCGCAGGCGTGATAGCGAGCTGATCCCGAACGAGGCCGGCCACGCGCCGGCCTCTCTCTTTCGATACGGAGCAGGAACATGAAGATCAAAGCTCAATGGGGCTTCCGCGGCGACGCCCTGAAGCTCAATGCAGAGTCCGCCGATGTGAAGGCAGGCCAGGTGTTCGAAGACGTGGATCCTGAATACGGGTACTTGCTGGTCGGCAAGGGTCTGGTGGAGCAGATCCACGAAGGTGCCGCACCCCGGGAGACGAAGCCGGTCCAGCCCAGCGAACTGAAGGCGGGCGAAGACGACGGCGCGGTCGGACCCACGAGTACCGACGAAGCGACACCTGGCGCAGGAGCGCAGATCACCGATGTTGGTGCGCCTGACGGTGCTGCAGTGGCCGGATCCGCTAGCGAGTCCACCGCAGGTACTCCGACCAGTTCTGACCATGGCGGTGCCGACAAGAATACGTTCCTGATCCAGCAGCTCGAGGCCGCCGGCGTCGAGTTCGACCGCCGCTGGGGTGCTGATCGCCTGGCCGCGGTTCTGGCCGAAGCCCACAAGAGGGAACCCGCGTAATGGCCGTCACCCTCGATCTCGCTCTGGTCCGCGAGCAGTGCCGTGTTATCGACGAGGTGAGCTACGTGATCCTCCAGTCGTATGTCGATGCGGCTTTGGCTCATGTGCAGATGCATTGTGATCGGGTGCTGGTCGAGGGTGATCCTGCGGATGAGGGCGAGATGAACTTCACGCCCGATGTCCGGCAAGCAGTCCTGTTGCTGGTCGCGCACTGGGTGTCAGTGAGGGAGGCCGTCACCGTGGGGGACAGCGCTGCAAGAGTGCCCCTCGGGTTCGATAGCTTGCTTTGGTATCGGAAGCGCTTCTGATGGCCTGCACTGGCTGCGCGCGCCGCCGCGCCTGGCTCATAAAATGGATGCGAGAAGCGAATGAACGAGCAAAACGAATTGCTGGCCGCCATGCGAGCCCAGACCGAGGCGACGCACCAGCTGGTGGCGGCGCTGCAGGAAAAGACCAAGGCCGACCTGGAGAACGCCAAGGCGGTTAACCGGCTGGTGGACTACCTCTGCGACAGTGAAGGCGGCGAGGCG